CGAATCTCAATGGAAAGAATTTGAAAGCCTTTGTGCTTTACAATGTACAAAAATAGAAATTACAGAATGGTTTAATGTTGACGACAAAACTTTAGAAAATCTTTTAAAAAAACGCTATAAAAGAGGTTTTTCCGAAGTTTTTGCACAAAAAAGGACTAAGGGATTAGTATCATTAAGAAGACGGCAATTTCAATTGGCAGAGACTAATCCAGCATTAGCCATCTTTTTGGGTAAGAACTATTTAAGCCAGAGAGATAAAACAGAGATAGAGCATTCTGGTAGTCTTGAAGAGCGTATTCGCAATATGACCGAAGAGGATAGGCTTAAACGTATTGCGATATTAAAGCAAAAGATTAAATGATAGCTGATGAGGAGATCCTTGAGTTAGAAGTTCTTTTACAATTTGAAGAAGCTGGAAAGTGTGTCGATGACTTTTACAGATTTTGCGTTTATATGGATGAAGTTTTTTTTACAGAAAAAAAACAATATCTCAGGGATATAGCCATTGCATTACAGGAAGTAGAATCCGGTGGAATAAAGAAATTAATGATTTCATTGCCTCCGAGAGCAGGCAAGAGTTATATTAGTTCTTTATTTTGCGCCTGGCTTATAGGTAAACATCCAGATGGGTCTATAATGCGAAACAGTTATGCTGCAGAGCTTGCAGAGAAATTCAGTTACGATATCAGGGAAATTATAAAATCTGATAAATATTTAGTGATTTTCCCGGATGTTAAATTAAGAAGCGATAAGCACGCTGTTAATGATTGGGCAATTACTAAATCCAAGCAGAGCACTTACTTTTGTTCAGGTGTCGGTGGTGCAATAACTGGCAAAGGCTGTAATTTAGTTGCAATTTTAGACGATCCGATAAAAAATGTTGAAGACGCTTTATCAGAAACAATACTAACTAAAACGTGGCAATGGTATACATCAACACATAAATCAAGAGTTGAAAAAAACTGTCCCGAAATACACATTGCAACAAGGTGGTCGCAAAGAGATCCGATCGGTATGTTGTTAAAAGAGACTGATGAGGATTGGACTACAATCATAGTGCCGGCTTTGAAAGAAAACGGCGAGACTTTTTGTGATGAAATTAAAACGACTGAGGAGTATTTAGAATTAAAAAAAATTACTGACGACTTTATTTGGGAAGCTGAGTTTATGCAGAATCCTATTGAAGCTAAAGGATTATTGTTTTTAGGTTTAAAAAGATTTACATTAAATGAAATTGAAAAATTTGAAAATCCAAATACACCAGAAAGATGGGACGGAATATTAAATTATACAGACACAGCAGATGAAGGAACTGATTACTTAGCGTCGGTGACTGGAAAGATAAAGGGGAGATATCTTTTTATAACCGACGTTGTTTTTACGCAAGAAAGCATTGAGATTACAGAGCCTATGGTTGCTCAGATGCTAATTGAAACCAAATGTGACAAAGCTGTAGTAGAATCTAACTCAGGCGGTAAATCTTTTGCAAAGAATGTAAAGGCTATTATACAGAATGTTAGTAACTGTATAATCAAGTGGAGAGCAAATACACAAAATAAGGAAACAAGGATATTAATGAAGTCCGGGCAAGTAAAGGAATATTTTAGATTTAGAGAAGACTATGAGATTGGTTCTGATTATGACAAATTTATGAGGCAGCTTACGAGTTATGTTAAGATGGGTAAAAACAAACACGATGACGCAGCCGATGCAATCACAGGCCTTGCAGAAGAATTTTTCAAGAGTTCAAGTTTAGAGATATTGAGATAACATATAACAAAATTTAAGAATCGAGCTTAAAATACCTGAGAGATATTTTAGGATTTGAGAGAGATATGGAGGTATAGGGGAAATGAATGGAAGAAATACTCAAAATCATTCCGAGCTATGAAGGATTGGGATGTTATAAATGTGAATCAATAGCAGCTCTCGCTTATAAAAAGTATAAATTAGTGGGAGGTGTAATATGAGTTACCTTACTCAACTCGATCTCATCAAAAACAAGTTAGTCATTGATGGTAAGCTGAACACATCTGCAATGATTAAAGACCTCATTGAATCTGACCGAGCCAGTGAGGATAAAAAAGAAATGAATGAAGGGGTGAACTACTATAAAGGGGTTCACGATATTACTAAACGCAAGATTTATTATTACAAAAACGGTGTGAAGGTTGTTGACGAAACAAAAACGAATAATAAACTTGTAAATGCTTTCCACAGGCTTCTGGTCGATCAAAAATCCGCTTATATAATTGGTAAAGGAATCAAATTCACAACCGAAGATGAAGACTTCCAGAATGCAATTAATGATGAGCTTAATGATTGGTTCCAAGATATCCTTGCACAATGGATCAAGGGAGCATCAAATAAAGGTATTGAATACGTTCATCTTTTTTTAGATGAAAATGGTAAACTCGATTATACTATAATTCCTGGCGAACAGATTATTCCGGTTTATGATTCGCAATTTCAAAAAGAATTGATGTATATAATTCGTTATTACATAATGGAAGTTCAGAATCAAACATCCGGTAAGTTTGAAATGAGATACAAAGTTGAATGGTGGGACAATGAGAAGGTAGAATTTTTCATTGAAACAGAAAACGGACATTTTATACTAGATCCGGATGAACCTTTAAATCCACGCTATCACTGGATTGAATTTAACACAAACAAAGCAGATGAAATAAAATCTAATTCGTGGGGTAAAATTCCTTTTATAGCACTGCCGAATAATGATTACAGTATTAATGATCTCAAAGCAATTAAAGCCTTAATCGATGTTTACGATATAGTCGAATCTGATTTTTCTAATAACTTTCAGGATTTACAAGATGCTGTTTATGTTTTAAAAGGTTATCAGGGAACTGATTTAGGGCAATTTGTAAATGATTTAAGATTTTATAAAGCAGTCAAAACAGATGAGGATGGCGGTGTTGATAGTATTAGTTTTGAAATTCCTTATCAAGCCAGGAAAGAACTTCTTGATAGAATTGAGAATAATATTTACGAGTTAGGGCAAGGCGTAAATATGAGTGATGAAATAATAGGCAATGCCTCCGGTGTTGCCTTAAGATATAAATATTCAGGTTTGGACTTAAAGGCGGGGAACTTGATTCGTAAACTCAAATATGCTCTTAAAGAGTTTATGTGGTTCTTAACAAAATATATAAATATGCGTGACGGAACGAATTACGATTATGAAGCTATTAGGTTTGATTTTAATTTGTCAATGCTTATAAATGAAGGCGAACTAATTGATAATATTACCAAATCGATAGGCCTGGTTAGTAAAGAAACATTATTGAAAAAACATCCATTCGTTGAAGATGTAGGTAAAGAAATGGTTTTAATTGAAAAAGAAAATGAGGGGAAAATAGATTTAACGATTCCTGATGATAATCAACCTATAAAATAAACATATTTAATGAATGACAAAATATATAATGATAGGATTAGGCAAATTCTTGAAAGGTCAAATAAGATAAACGGTAGAAGACTTTTATCATTTGAAAAACAGTTGGTAGAAGCTTATAAAAAGGCACTCAAAGAAATACAAGAAGACATAAATAAGTTATTCCTGAAGTTTGAAAATCCAACCTATGCTGATGTAATTAAATTTAATAGATTAACAAATCTTGAGAAAAACATACACGATGAAATCCAAAAGTTAACCAATGAATCTGTGAGGATAACAAGAAATTCAATTAAAGAATTATTCTCACAAAATTTCTATTATACTGGGTTCGCTTTAGAAAGCACAGGGTTAAAGTTAGGGTTTGGTTTATTAAGTCCTAAGATTATTGAAGCAGCAATATTAAATCCAATGGACAGGATTAAATGGACTGAAAGATTAAAAGCGAATCAAATCGTATTTGAAAGGCAGATAAAAGAATCATTAACACAGGGGCTAATACAAGGCAAGGGTTATTTAAAAATAGCCAAGACTGTTAAAGATAGGGCTGAAATTGGGGTAGTTAAAGTAATGAGGATATTAAGGACAGAGGGGCATAGGGCACAAAATATGGGAAATCTTCAGGGTTATGGAAAATCAAAATCAGCAGCCAAGAGGTTGGGATTAACAACGATTAAATTATGGGTTCACAGTAATGTTAGAATCCCAAGACCAGATCACGTTGAGATGGATGACCAGCCCGCTAATGATGAAGGTGTTTTTACTTTACCAAGCGGAGTTACAACCGAAGCTCCGGGGCTTTCAGGCGAGCCAAGCGAAGACATTAATTGCAAATGCAGCACAAGATTAGAATTCCAGGGTTTCGGTGAAGGCAAGATTCCGCCGATTATGAGTTTCGATGAATGGATGTCATCAAAGAAAAAATAAATTATGACAGTAATTTTAGGACTTAGTGTTTGAAGCATTTGTAACCTTTAAAAGGTTCTATATTTTGTAACCTTTAAAAGGTTCTGGTTTTGTAACCTTTAAAAGGTTCTATACACTAAATCGATTTTGGAAGTTATGATAAAGGTTATGGTAATTTATAAAATTTATGCAACCATAATTTTATTAAGAAAAAATAAATTAAAATTTGTTTTTTAATAAAAAAAATATATATTAGTAAAAGTTAGACACATAGGGATTTGGTATTTCCACCGTAAAGGAAAGACGTTGTAGCAGACGAACTGCGTAATAATCGTAAACAGAAATAAGGGGAGTTATGAAACTATCAGAAGTTCTTTCTCAGGATGAGTTAAATTTAGTTACAGAAAAATTAGGTGAGGATTTAAAATTAATTGAATCCAAACTTGAAGGTTTAGTGAAAGAGGATGCAAACAGCATTCCTAAATATCGGTTTGACGAAGTAGTCAAGCAAAAAAATGAATACAAAGCGGAAGCCGATAATTTTTCTAAAGAGCTAAATAAGATTAAAAAAAGTGCAGGTGATAATGAGGAACTTGCCTCGAAAATTGAAACGCTTCAAAAATCTTTAAAAGACAAAGAAGCAGAATTTCAAAACAAGGAAACAGAAATCACAAAAAGATTTGCACTTAGAGAATCATTAAGAGATTCACAGGCAAAATTTCCAGACTTGCTTGAAGGTAAATTTAATCTTGATGAATTAGAACTCACGCCTGAAGGTAAGATTAAGGACTTTGAAATTAAATTAACTCCGGTAAAAGAAAAGTATAAAGATTTATTTGGTGAAACAAAAAGAGTAGGTACGCAGCCAAATATGGATGTGAAAAATCCATCAGCTAAAACTGAAATCGAAAGACTAAAAGAACAATTAAAAATAGCTCAAGAAAATTATAAAACCGCCGAAGCTATATCAATAAAAAGACAAATAGCGGAGGCAGAAAAAGGGGAATAAAATATGGCAAATGTAGCAGCAGGGACAGTATGGAATTTACCTAATTATTTAGGTGAAATTTTTACAGCATCGTTTCTACAAACACCTGTTCTATCAATGGCAGGCGGACTCAATGGAGTTAAACAAGTTGATAATTTTGAATTTGCAGTAGATCAAACCTATGCACACGAATCAGCAGCACAGCCTGCAATAACAGAAACAGCATCACTCACAGCACCTACAGCAATTTCCTATGTAAGAGCACAGGACAAAAATGTATGTCAAATATTTCAAGAACAAGTTTCTATGTCTTATGCAAAACTGTCAACAAGTAAAAGATTATCAGGCATAGCAACAGCAGGAGAGACAGTGCAGCCAGTTAGTGAATTAGATTGGCAGATAGGAAGAGCACTGGAAAAAATTGCAAGAGATGCAGAGTACACAATTATACAAGGGGCATATCAAATAGCAACATCGGCATCGGTTGCAAACAAAACAAGAGGATTGAATGCAGCAGCATCTACCACAATAGATGCAGCAAGTGCAACTTTAAGTAAAACATTATTAAGTCAATTACTTAAAGCTATGTATGATGCAGGTGCAGTATTTGCTAATCCAGTTGTGATTGGTAATTCATTCCAGAAACAACAGTTATCAAATGCTTATGGATATGCACCGACTGATAGAACAGTGGGTGGATTAAATATTAAACAAATAGAAACTGATTTTGCTTCATTAGGCGTTGTACTTGATCCTTTCCAGGCGCCAGGTACTTTGTTAGTAGCAGATATGAAATTTGTTAATATAGTTTCGCAGCCTGTTCCGAAGAAAGGACATATGTTCTACGAGCCTTTATCAAAAACAGGTGCAGGTGAATCTGGACAAGTTTACGGACAATTAGGTTTAGACCACGGGCCTGGTTTTATGCACGGGACAATTACATCATTAGCAACATCTTAAATAAGGGGGCAATAAATGAGTTTAATAAATGATATAGGCAACGCACCTACCTTAAGAGATGAAATTGCTTTAAGAGATAAAGCTCTTGCTGGAGATTTAGTTTTTGTAGCAACACCTTCAACAGTAGCACCAGCACCGACATCATCGGCTTGGACACGCACTGTGGTGATAGAATTACAAACAGCAGCTGGAGAAGTTCACACGTGGTATAACAAAGCAATTACAAGCGGTGTTTCAATTGCTGATACTTCAACATTAGGGACAGCGACTATACCATCAACTACTTTGACATTTACAAATGGCAGAGCGTCAGTGGTAGTTAGTGGAGATGCACAGGCTTGGCTTAATGCTGAGACAGACACATTAACGGTAGCTGAAGCCACAATTTTAGGTTATACAGTAACAGCTAAAACATCAGTAGAAACATTCACAACAGCATAAACAGGGGCGGGATAATACTCGCCACTTTTTTGGGAGGTTATATGGTCTTTAGTTTAGATAAAGAAGAATCAGAACGTTACAGTTATCACGTTTATGATCCAAACACATCAAAAATTATAGCAATTTTTAAGGAAGGTAAGTTTGAGACTTCTGATAAAGACTTATGCAATAGATTGGTTGAGCTTGGATATAAACCAGAAAAATTAGAAGAAAACCAGATAGAAGAAATCATTGAGGTTGAAAATCCACAAGAGAAGAAAGCAAAAGGGAAAATAAAAAAGAAATGAAAAAATTATATTTGATTTTAGTTTTAGTACTTGCGTTTTTTAGTTTGTCATTTGCACAGGGGTATTCGACTGCAACAGTTGACAGCGGATTGGTTGTAAGTGATACTCTAACTATTCCTACTGGGAATGTAGTCCGTTCTTTAATTATTCCGGCAAATCTTTCAGATAGCATTAGTATCTATGTGGGTTATAAAGAGAGCGGGGACTTATATCAGCTCTATAATGAAGATGGGACTGCTTATTTGATTGTAGGTGACACAAGCAAGACGATAGCGTATACTCTTCTTTATGATCGTTTAATTCCTTATAGATACATCTCTTTCAGAGGTTCTATTTATGATGATATAACAACAGATAAAAATATAATCATTATTTATAAAGAAGAATAAA